GAAGTTAGTCCCCGTCATGCTGGCGACATCCGCGTTGCGCGTGAGGGCGGTGGTGGTCGTGGGGATCACGCTCGTGGCAAATGCGCCTTGCTCCAACTGCGGCAGGCCGATGCGGAGGGTGATGTCGGCTGCGCCTGTGAAGTCAATACGCAAGCGCGTTTGAACAAATGCCGTCGAAGCGTTTGTATTTGTTCTGGTGTATGAAAGCCGATTTGAAGCAAGCAAGCCAGAGGTCGGTGTGGTGCTTGAACTATCCCCGCCAGCCAAAAATGTTCCGCTTACATTGTTTTCTACTATTGAAATTGCATGAGTAACGTTAGTAGACGAGCCTCCAACCATCCTAACGTAAACGCTTGAAGTCCAAGTTTGTCCATTTAATGCGGCTATGCCGGTTGAACTATCAAAATATGCGCTTGCTCCGTAAACGCCAGAAGTGACAAAACGAACGTCTATGTAAGTAATTCCGCTTTCTGTGCCTATGCCGACAATTTGCCTAGTTGTGAGGTTCCCGGTTGCACTATCAATAAACCAATTCGTCGGAACCGTCCCCGGAGTCCCCGCCACAGCCCCCTGCATCGTGTTGTTGCGGATGGAGTTCGTCCGCTGCTCCTCGATCAGCAAGCCCTGTGCTGCGAGAGTGGACGGGTTGTAGTCGAAGCGGGGGGCGTAGTAGGCCGAGGCAACCGTCGGGTAGTACGTCGAAAGCGACGAGGTGACGCCGCCTTCCATGGCGGTGAGGTTGAGTTGTGCACCCCAGATGTAAACCGACGTCTGCCCGTTTACGCCGTTGTAACCTGTTACGCTATCGGCAGTTGTCCCTTCTAGCCATGCTTGCACAAGCGTAACGGCAGAATCGGCAGTGCCTACTAGGATGCAGCGATACCAGCCGTTGCCGACGTTTTGAATGCTATGCGAGACATAGGTGACACCAGAACCAGCAGTATTGCCTGTGCCTACAACTCCGTTTTGCAAATCGAACCATGCCCTCGCTCGGTTTGATGTTGCTGTGGCGTTTTGTAGTTCAATTAGCGCCCACGACCTGTTTACTGCTTTGAGATAAACAGATAAAGCCCATGTATTTGTGCCAGTGTTCGTTACCGCCTGTCGCAAGTCGTGAGTGTTGGCGGCAGTGCCGTCCTCTACCAAAGAGTCAGCGGTAGTTGTCCCGTCTGGCGCTACGGCAGTGTCTTGCGTAACGGAACTGCGTGTTTTCGTCCACGAGGCATTATCAAAAGTCTGCGACTGCAACAGCAGATTATGCTTCGCATACACCAACGCCCCCGTCGAGTCGAACAGCGTGGCCTGTGAGCCTCGGGAGAAGGTGATGCGGGGGTCGAGCGAAGTGGCCGTCGTGAAATCCAGCGCCAGGGTGCCACACGCGTTTTGCGGGTTCTGCAGAAAGTAGTTCAGCGCCGAGGATGCGTCGGTAATTGACGCATCGAATCGGCTGGCGGCAGGAATCAACCGCCCGCTGATCGGGCCTGCCGTGATGCCGTACATGTCGCACATCGCATGCAAGTCGCCGTTGAAGTCGTTTGCGCAATTCAGCGCAGAACGAATGGCTGCCTGCAATGCCCCTTGAAGTGTTTGTGTCATCGTTAAACCCTCAGTCCATCAATAGCAGCCACTCTTCCTCGCGGCGGCGTCGACGGATCTGTGCCATCACCCGCTCCACCTCGAGCCTCGCTCGCTCTCGCGCTTCAGCCGTCCTCACCCGCTCCGCACGCACTGCGTTATCGCGCAGCACAGACATCACGGCATCGGTCACCGCCGCGGCGCTGAACTCCGGCGGGACGGGCAACGCAACGCCCTCGCCCCTGCGCGGTAATACAGCCACCGCATCTGTCGTCGTGACGACCTCGGCTTCGGTCTCAATCGGCTCCAACACGCGTTCGATGAAGCGACGCAATGCCTCTCGGTCATTCCGCTCCTCATCGAACTCGCGCTGTTTGCGTTTGCGTCGTTTGTCTGGGCCGTATCCGCCGCGTAGCTGTATCGGCGCCGGCTCTTCGACCCGGCCCCACCAGGCGCCGGGATATTCACCGAACGTGAGTCCAAAGTAACTCACGACGGATCAATGACCGTGACGGTACGGTCACCCGCATTGTAACTGGCCTCGACGCGAATCGTCGTTCCGTTCTGCGCCTTGAACACCATCGTGTTGCCCTCGAGGCCGGTAGCGTCACCGGCATTGACGGCAAGCAACAGCCGCATCACGTCGCGCAGCGTCAGTGTCCCCTCAACGATTCCGAGCAGCGGATCGGCAGCGGAGCCGGCTGAGTTCAGCAGCTCGCCCATCGTGCCGGGTTCGTTGTTCTCCGTCGCAATCGCTGACCACACCGCTGCGGCAAGGTTTTGCGGCGAAAGTTCCGTGAACGGCGTCACGGCGCCTTCCATGTTGCCCGTCGCTCGAGGCGTCGCAGTCGCCGTAAAGGTCAGCAGCGTGCTGCCGAAAAGCCCAGACTCTGCGCCAAGCGTCGCAGGGCCGACCGTAAACTGCACGGCAATCGCGCCGGCCGCATTCAGCACCGCAGCTGCGTTGCCCGTCAGCGAAAACGTGATGCTGCTTGAGCCAACGGCCGAAACGACTAGCTCGAGCTGCGAGGGGCCGGCCGTGAACGTGAACGTCGCATCGCCTGCGGCGTTTACGCCCGCTGCCACATTCAATGGGCCAGCCGTGAACGTCGCGCCGGTGTAAGTGAAGGCAGACATTTGCCCCGCTTGGTAGGGCATATTCCACGACGATGGCGGGTAGTGACCGGCAGGGATGCCAGCAAGTTCCGTAGGGATGCCTTGCCCGACCGTGCTGTTACGCAAGTCGGTGCGATCCCACATCGAGCGAATGCCCGCAGGGTTGCCGCCAAACTGCCGCAAAGGCAGTTGTGCGAGAATCGTGGTGTTCTGCTTTAGCCCCACCCGAACTCCACCGCGCCGTAAAAGTTGGTGCTGGCAGCCGTCGCGGCTCCTGCAAAGTAAAGCCAAGTCAAGCAAGCGCCGTCCTTGACCTGCGGCAGGCTCGGCAACTGGTTCAGCAGGTCACGCTCGGCAGCGACAGCCGCCGTCGTAATCGGCAGCGTCAGCAAAGGCCGGGCAAGGCACAACGCCCCGGTGCCGGTGTTAGCCGCCGAGAACGTCACCGACGCAACCGTCGACACGCCCGTGTCGCCTGATGCAAGGGGCAGGAAGGGGCCGTAGTTGTTCGCCGCCGTACCAGAATGCGAGATGTGACCCGCCACTGCCGAGGCTGTCATCGAAACCGTCACAGGAAGTGAACGACCTGACGTCGGCACCGTGTTGCTATAAGACAGCGCAAGGTTTTGTGCTGTCGCGCCTGATGTTGCCGTCTGCACCCAGAAAAGACGACAACCTGCGCCGTTGGTATACCGCAACGACGGCGTGCCGGTCAGCGTTTGCGCCACGGCGCTGTTGTTGCTGATGCCGGGCCAATATCCTTGCAAGTCCACGAGCATTAACTGCGCCGGGACACCCGTCGCCACCGCCGTCACCGCAGACACGTTGAGGATGTGCTTGGTGTCTGGACTGACGTTGCCGCCATGCTGCAGACCGAAAATCTGCGTGCCGTTGCCCGTCGTCTCATCGCACGATCGCCACGCCAGCGCCGTGCCTGCAAACGCATTGGCAATCGGGGTGCCTGCAAGCAGGCTGAAGTCGTACCAACGGCCAGCGGCGTAGGTAATACCCGCCGTGGTGATTTTGTTCCAGTCGTTGCGGATGAACTTGCCGTTGTTCGTGATCTCGTTCACGAGATCGTCCATGCTGCTGAAGCCCATGATTTAACTCCAAGTAAAGTCTAGTGAGGCGCGGAAAGGGATCGGCGTCGTCGCTGACCCGCGCAGAGTCAGAAATTGCAGAAACGCACCGGGCTGCACTGCGGGAAGCGTGCCGGATTCCTTGAAAAAAACTTTTTCCGCGACTGTGTTTTGCTCGAGCAACTGCAGCGTGAAAATCGGCTTGCACAGAACGATGTTGATAAATCCGCCGATGCCTGTTGACACGCTCATGCTCTCAATGCTGCGAATGCCTTTGTCGCCGCTCTCAAGTGGAATGAACGGTGTCAGCGCAGATGCCACGTTAGAGGTGTTGGCAATGTTGCAGAGGTTTCCAATGGTTGACGCACCAAACAGCCCAAAGGTCGAAGTCCTCCCCGACACGCCCGCTGAGTTTGTGTAGCTCAGCGTCACCGTCGCCGTCGCGCTTGCCGATTGCGGCACCTGCACAACGCAAAACGCCTGCACGCCCTCGCCGCTCGAATAGCGCGTCAGCGACTGCGTGTTGTCCATCGTCTGCGGTGCAGTGTCGTCTGTGTCGACGAGCGGGTAGAAGCCAAGGAAATCCGCAAACATAGCCACAAGCGGGGCACCCGCCGCAGACGTTCCGATCTGCGCCATCGCAACGTACTTGCTGTCGCTAATCGTCGGGCCAGTGTAGATGCTGCGATTGGCGCTGCCAGTCAGCGGGGTGAATTCCAACGCTGCCCCGAGGTATGCGTTGTAGATTGGGATGCCAGCGCCGATGCTGCCATCTGCCCACACTCCAGCCGCTGCCACTGCAGGCAGCGTCGACTTGTACACAAACGAGTTCCAGAATTGACCAGAACTCGCCTGCGCGGCAGCCAAGGCAGCAACGGTGTCAAACCCCATCCGGCTGTTCCTCTGGGATTACTTCAATCTGACCGTCTGGGTGGATCGGGCAACGCTGCACCTCGTCGGTCTCGGCATCAAAAGCCAAGTCCTGCAAACAGTGGGCACAGCGGTAGCGCCACACATCAGTCCACCGTCACAGTCAACGCACCCGCAGAGAACTGCGGCTGAATGCCGTTGCTGATCGAGAGACTCGACGTCAACGCACCCTTTAGCAAAAGGTTGCCAGCGCCAGACAGATCAGTACCGATGCCGAAATGGGTTGCAGTTCCCGAGCCGCCAGTGCATTGACCGAATTGCACCAGCGCGGTGTTGCTGATCGTCTGCGAGGTCAGTGTCCAGCCGCCGGCTGTGCGGTTGACGGCCACTCGAGCGTAGCCGGTGTAGCTGATCTCGTTGGTCGACTGCGTGCCAGACTCGCCAGGGTCAGCGGTGTGCAGCGAGATGTAGAACGATCCGGCCGCGGCCGAATTCTGCAAGCCACCAGCGTCACCGATGTTGGCCCAGTCGACGTTCAAGAACAAAAGGTTCAGCAGATTGGCTTCTGCCGCGTTGGTCATGCTCATATCAATTCATCCCCATTGGTGGAGGTTGTAAGCCAGGAACCATCGCGAGGTCGTCGTCATCCTCCTCGCGCACTTCAATGATGTCGCCCATCGCGTTGCGCACCGGGACGCGTTTTCTTTTCTTTGAAATCGTCTCAAGCAGCTGCTGCATTTGCGCGGTGTTCTGCTGCTGCCCCTCGACACTCGCCTGCGCGAGCTGGTTGACAGAGCCAGAGAGATCCTTCATCTGCGCCTGCTGCTGATTTACCCCCACCATCGCCATCAGCTGCTCGTACTGCGCAGCCATCTGGTCGAACTTCGCCTGCATCTCGATCTTCTGCAGCTCGAGCGTCGCCTTCAGCGCAGCCACCTTCTCGTCGGACTGCGTCTCCATCATCGCAATACGCTCGTTCGACTTGATCTTCTCCGCCTCAATCAGAATCTTCGGATCTGGCGGCGGCGGCTCCTTCGGCTGCATCAACTGCTGGTTCATCGCGCCAATCGCCTGATCGAGGACACCCTCGATCTCGTTCGACACGCGGAACTTCGATACCGCCCATTGCAAGAGACGCAGCAGGTACGGTGCCGCGCCAGGCGACGACTGCGCCACTGGCGAGACTTGCGAGATAAATGCACCCAAGCCCTGCATGAACTGGACTGCTGCGTCTCGTTCGGCTGCCCAGTCCATCGCAGCCATTGAATCCGCCTCAATGTTGATGCGGTACTCAGCAAGATCCTCTTGCTTCAGCAGCTCAATCGCAGGCTGCGCAAACTGCGCATCCGGTGTGCGAAGAATGTTCGACCGTTCGGCAATCGTCTGCGGCTGAAAGTGCCGCGAGATGATGTCAGCCTTGATCCGCAACGCATGCGTGATCCACTCGGCAATGTAGAACTGCGACAGCTGTACACGCGTCGAGCCAAACTGCGCCTTGATCTCCTGCGCCGTGGCCGTCTCACTCGCCTTGCTCGAGCCACGCATGACGTCCGAAATGCCCAGCACTTCGTAAATCTGCATCGTCTTGTCAGCACGATACTGACGCAGCCGTTCGATGGCGTTGACCACCGCCTCAATCGGCACCCACTCCACCTTGCCCTTGATCCCGCCCGACTCGGCAAACATCGCCCAGTTGTCGACCGGAATGAGCTGATTCTCCGCCGCCTGGCTGAACATGCGCTGAATGCCGTCAGCCGACTTGTCGTAGATGCCCACCACCTTCGCGGCGCGGGTCAACCACGTAATGCGCGTGTTCAACTCGTCGAGTTCGTTAAACTGATCCTGCGCAAAAATGTAATCCGCCCGCGGCATGAAGTTGCTGGAGGTTATATTCGCCGCCAACGGCTTCGGGCAAGGATAAAAGCCGTCGATGTCGAGCGGGTCATCCTTGTAGTCAAGAATGACTTCACAGCCCTTGGCATACCAGTAGACTTTCTTCTCTTCCTTGCACCAAATCTCGTACACCTCG